TGAATGCGTTGTCGCAGTACCAACCCAAGGAGATTTGACGATGGCAAGCAAGAAAAACGTGCTTTCTGGCCCAGAAGACTGGCAGGTGGAGTCCGACCTGCGCACGATGATCGAGGCGGAGCAGATCGAGAAAGATCCGAAGCGACTTGCCAAGGTACGGGAACTCGCCAAGAAGAGAATGATGGAGATCGCCTCCGTCGCTTCGGAAACGGATTGAACCAGAACAGGAGATGACAATGGCAGAACTAGACTCGGTGGCAGCATCGCTGCTTTCCCCGGAAGAGCTGGAAGCAATTCAAGGCGGCGAATACAGCGACGACGAAATCGAGGCGCTGAAGGCGATCGCCAGCGACGATGGGGGTGACGAAGACGACGGCGATGACGGCCGAGAATCAGGCGAGGACGCAGACGAGGGCGAGAGTTCAGACGCCGGCGCGGATGCGACCGGGGAGAACGAGGCTCCTGTCGAGGATAGACAGGACGAAAAGTTCTCTCCCACCTACCGGGCGCAATTGCCCTCCGACTACGATGAGCAGCTGGGCGCACTCAAACAGGAGTTCGCCAACCTCGCCGAGCAATTCAAGCAGGGGGACATCGACTTCGAAGAATACCAGGCGGCCACCGATCAGTTGGCGGATCGGCGAGACGCGCTGACCAGCCTCCGCACCAAGGCCGAGATTTCGCGCGAGATGCAGGAGCAAAGCGCGGAGCAGGAGTGGCAGTGGACGATCCGTCGATTCGTCGCCAAGACCGCCCGCGAGGAGAAGATCGATTATCAGTCTGATGAAGCCAAGCGCAACGATCTGGACGCGTTCGTCAAGGTGCTGGCGGCCAATCCTGCCAACGCGAAAAAGGATGGCGACTGGTTCCTCAACGAAGCGCACCGGCGGGTCAAGGCGCTGCATGGGATCGCAGAGACTCCTGCCCAGAAAAGCAGCCCGCCATCGAAACCCGACGCGCCCGTTTCGCGCAGGCCAAGGCTTGAGGCCGTGCCGAAAACGCTGGCATCGGTTCCGGGAAGCGATGGGCCGGGTGACATCGGAGATGAATTCGCCGACATCGACAAGCTGGACGGAGTCGCGCTCGAACGTGCGATTGCTCGCATGAGCCCGCAACAGCGTGAGAAGTATGCCCGTGCAGGATAAGGCATCCACCATCACGACCGACCTCGGAAGCGGCGAATCCCTGCGCGTCGGAGACGTGGTGATCGAATTGCTGGAGAAGTCTGGAAAGCGCGCGCGCTTACGCTTGCAGGTGCCGCGCGGGAAGGACATCGAGAAGAAGACGACGAGACAAAGTTGCGCCAATCATGGCAACGTAATCGGCGAGCAGCAAAACAGGAAGTGGAGCGCAGGAGTGCCCCATGACGTAACCCAGTCATCAGGAGGCATTTATGGCGCGCACGATCATCGGGGTCAACGACCCCAAAGCGGTCAAGCGGTTCTCTGGTCTGCTGGCATACGACGCCAGTATGAAGTCCTACTTCGATCAGCGATTCGTCGGGGCCGGAGCAGAAGCAGAAGTACCCATTCAGATTCTCACCGATCTGGAGTCGGACGCCGGGGAGCAGATCTCGTTTGACCTCCTTGCCGAGATGAAGATGGCCCCGGTCGAGGGCGAAGACAACCTCGAAGGCAAGGAAGAAGCGCAGAAGTTCTTCACCGACACGATCTACATCGACCAGGCCCGCTGCGGCATCAACACCGGCGGTCGGATGACCCGCAAGCGGACTCTGCACAACCTGCGCGAGAAGGCTCGCCGGCAGCAAAGTAGCTGGTGGGCTCGCCTGCGCGACGAGGTTAGATTCATCTACCTGTCCGGCGCCCGCGGCATCAATCCAAACTTCCTGCTTCCGATCGGCTATACGGGTCGAGCCAACAACTCGCTGACGGCCCCCGATACGGCGCATCTGATCTATGGCGGTAATGCGACCGCCAAGAACAACATGACCAACGAGGCGGCCGGCGTCGCCAACAGTGACACCTTCGACCTGCGCCTCGTCGATCGCGCCAAGACCAAGGCGGATAGCCAAGGCGGCGGAGCAACCGACATTCCGGTGCTGCAGCCGTGCAAGCTCGACGGAAACGAATGCTTCGTGCTGGTCATGCACACGTTCCAGGAAGACGACCTGCGCAGCAACACCAACACCGGCCAGTGGTTGGACATCCAGAAGGCGGCCGCCACCGCGGAGGGTCGGAACAGCCCCATCTTCAAGAGCAGCCTGGGCATGTACCGCGGCGTGGTACTGCACAGTCACCGCAATGTCATCCGGTTCAACGACTACGGAGCAGGCTCCAACTATGAGGCCGCGCGCGCGCTGTTCATGGGATCGCAAGCCCTCGTCGAGGCCTATGGTTCGCCGGGTACAAACCTGCGGTACGACTGGAACGAGGAGACGCGCGACAACGGCGACAAGGTCGTCATCACGTCGTCCTCGATCTGGGGAACCAAGAAGGTCACATTCACGATGGGCGATAGTGTGGCGAAGGACTTCGGCGTGATGGCGCTCGATACCTACGCGGCCAGCCGATAAGGAGAAAGCGGAATGTCTTTCACGAACTCGAACGACTACATCACCGGCCGCAAGCCGGTACTCCAGCCCGGAGACGGCGGCGTGTACGCGCAGCGCTTCACCCTGGCGATGACTACCGCCGATGCGGCGCTCAACACGATTGGCCAGATCGGCATCCTTCCTCCCCTGTGCGTGCCCGTCGACGTGTTTGTCGACATGACCGACCCGGACGCCAGCACGGCGGCGATGATCTTGCAGGTCGGCATCTGGGACGGTGCTTCCGCCAACCTGTCGTCGGCGGCGGAGGATGGCGGCGGTATTTGGGGTACGACCACCGCAGTAACCGCCAATTCCAGCCAGAGGCTCACCCGCAACGGGGTCTGCATGGAAAACGTCACGCCGGTCAATGCTGACCGGAAGATCGGCGTCAAAGTGCAGACGGCTCCAACCACGGCTCAGGCATTCACGCTCGGGGTCACGATCCTGTATCGCACCACGTAATTGGCTGGTTGATGTCTGGCCATTCGGATTCGGGAGCGATGGTTGCTCCCGTTTCGTTGAGGAGGAACCATGCGGGTCATCTGTGATATCAAGCCTCGTCGTGACGGCACCGTGATCGTGGAAGTGGGCGGCCAGAACTACGTGTTTTCTGCAGACGAGTCGGAAGCATTGGCTTGCGACATCGAGTCGCAGGAGGACGCTGAGACAATCCTGGCTTTCAACGGGTTCAGGCGCGAGATCGTTGAGGCGTCCGTTTCTCCGCAACGGCGTCGTCGCAAGGCGGAGACAGACGGACAAGATCAATGACGCTTCAAGAGCTGATCGACCGCTGCCGCGATCGGTCTCTGGACAAGGCCATCCCTCCGTTCTGGGACGACTGGCAATGGACAGACGCTCTGAATGAGGCGGAGACCGAGGCATGCATCCGCGCGCGGCTGATTGACGATGACGCCATACAGGCGTTTGCAGCATCTGGAGATGCGTACATTTCCCTTCCGGCTCGCGCATTTTCTGTGCGTCGCGTTACCGTCGGTGGGGTCAAGGTCGAGATGTCGTCAGCCGAGTATCTGGACCACGTGCTGGGCCTGAATTGGGAAAGCTCGACGGGAACCCCCGCGTGGTGTTACAGAGTGGGCAACAGGTTGCGCCTGGTTCCTGTTCCCACATCCGACGCAGACGTTGTGATCGAAGCGTTTTGTACGCCGTCGTCTCCAATGGACCTTAGCGAATCGGACAGCGCTTCTCCAGAAATTGCGGAGAGACTGCATGGCAGGCTGGTGCATTGGGCGCTGCACCTGTACTACTCGACTCCCGATGCGGACTATGCGGACCAGAGCCTCGCGGACAGACACGAGGCGGCCTTCGTTGCCACGTTCGGTCCTCGGCCTGATGAGGTGGAAATGCGTCGTACCTCCTCCAGGCCGGTACGTCCCGTTCGCTGTTCGTTCTTCTGACTATTGCCCGAAGTGACCACCACGCCATGAGGTACAGATGAGCAACATCGGACTACCCAACAACGCCGGCATCATCGACACGTTCACCCGTGTCGAAGGTCCCGACACCGTGCACATGCAGGCCGTCGTGCCCGTCGATCCGACTACCGGTGATGCCCTGCTGCTGGCCCAGCAGGCGACCCTCGCCGCGGTTCAGGAACTCCCAGCTTGTCTCTACTGGTAGCGATTCCGGATTGTTTGACAGCGGAACGAGCAGCGGGTCGAACACATGTGCTGCTGGATACACCCGCACAGGCTTCCAGGATCGGTGTTTTCTCACTTGATCGATCCCAGAAGCGTGGTCGTGGTGGAAGAGCAGCATGAAGTTGTTCGGCTGCGCAACGAGGGCGCGTTCGTCACCGTCGATCGGGAGTCCTCGGTGTGCCGAATGGCCAACACATGAAATGGGG